ACCATTAAAAGCACCACTATCATTGAATTGTACTTGCGTATTAGAGCCTCCAGGTGTTGGCACAAATCTACTCTCTGTTAATAGTTTTGGATAATCAAAAGATAATGGACTTAATACTGAGCCAACAGGATAAGATATATGAGGAGTAAATGAATCTAAATCAATTATATTATCACTTGTTGTAGAATCACCATCAGCTGTTAAAGTAGTTGGATTAGAGCCATCAGGATAAGTTAATATTAACCTCTGCCCATCATATATAAGACCTTTACTAGATGCACTTAATTTTACATTTGTTTTAGCAACACCACCAACCAATTCAATGGAAATACTGCCATAACTATTATTGTCCAACACCCCTCTAAATGATGCTGATTGTTGAATATTAAATTGTTGTCCAGGTGTTGTACTTGGAACAAATCTATTGCCTGAGTAATGTTCTTGGTCTTCAAAATTACTTGAGATAGAATTTACTCTAAACCATTCACCACTTAATATTTCTGATTGAGCTTTAAATGTCCCTCCTAAAAATGAATAATATTTATAATTAGTATCACCATTAATATTATACCTTATTAGCTTTAATGGGGATATATTATCACTTTGTATATCAGCCTGTAATATCTCCAATGGCTCTACTTGTAACTCTAAGAACTCATTTACTAATAATAATGATGGATTCTTATAACTACCACTTGTTCCTCTTCTAAAGCCTGATACTATATCGTTACCTGAGCCATATTTTATAGAGCTTAAATCGTTTATAAGACTTTTACCTAGCTTAACATCACCTAAATCAAATTGCTCAATAGCATCATTATTATCTTGAATTGCTGTGTATGTAACTCCATCTGATACATTGTTTTCTTCATTGTAGTCTGCTGGTGTTAATTCAATTTTTTCACAAGTTATACCTGTTTCTGCTGGTGTTGGTTGACTTCCTGGCAAAACACTTACAGCATCTGTTGAATCATTCCTTTGATAATAGTGATTTCCACAATCAAACTCTAAATAAACATCACCTGTTATTGGAGGCTCTTCAATAGTTGCGTTAAAGTACATATCTGTCCAAAATTCTTTATGCTCACTTATCGTTGTATTTTCACTTGTTGGGCTACCTACTTGCCCAAAGGGAACGCCGCCTGTATTTCCTACTGCCATATAGAGATTGTTAACAGGTGAAGTGTCGTTAATTGAATAGCCTCTATATACATTAATAGGTGATTGGGTATCTGACCAAGTCAATACACTACTTCCTATTGTCTGTTTTAAATATTTATTTGTAGAGCCATCAGTGAGTCTAATATTTAACACTCCTGTAGTACGATAACACCATTTATCAACACTATGACCTGAGCTTGTGTTGAAACTAGTTATCCTTTCATAGTATTTAGCTCTAAAAACCAATAGCAATAGACCTCCTAAGCCTGATTGTAATGACCCACAATAAAATTCATTATTTAGATATTGACCAGGTGTTATATTAAAGTTGCTAAATCCACCTTTAAAATTAACAGCCACACTTTCAAAGCTAGGCTCATAGGTAATTGTACTGCCACCTAAGATAACATTATCATTTTGACCTATAATAAGTAAAGTTGGTAATGTTTCAGGATTGGATGGATTTTCTTGCGAATCTGAATTATACTCGAAAACATTTAAATTACCACTTATGTTATCAGCTAAATTGTTAGGCTGTATAAAATTATAATAACCCTCTGCTAAAAATCCAATAGTATTAAATGCCTTTAGTACTCCATTAAATACATCTACTGGCTTATACCTAAATGCTGCATCAAATGCATCACCATCTTCAGTAGGTGTATTGTTTACAAAACCTTTAGCTGCTTTATATAATACAGCTGGGTCACCTGAGGTATTTGTTTCCCCCTCTCTGTACCAATCTAAACTCGTTCTACACCAATTAAAATTATGTGGAATTGGAGCAAGGTCTCCTGATGCTGCTTTTCTGAGATCCATATCATCTATCATTGTAAATAATATATCTCTTATAGAATGTGCTTGGTTTCTTTCGGTGTCATTTGCAAAAGTTTTTTCTTTTTGCTTACTCCAAAATCCGTAGCTATCTGTAGCAGTTAACTGAAATACATAAGGAAAAGGTAAGTTTTCTACTTTATCAAAGGCTGGTTGAAGCCATCCGTACCACCACAAATTAGCATTACTTACAGCACCTCTGTAAATCCTTATGAAGAATTTTTTATACCCTAATTCAATAGTATCATATAAAAAAGACTCATCTGTGCCATCTTTAACAAAGCAATTTAGTTTACACTCTGAGCCTAAGAATACTCTGTCCCTTGTTCCTCCTTGACCATTCCAAGTTATCTCAAAGCCCTCACCTGATAAATCTATCTCTGAGCTGCTACCACTATAGCCATCTTTCCAAATTTCAACATTCCAAGTACTCCCTTTCTCTCCGTAAAATGTGCTGTGTCTATACTTTCCGTATGCCATTATCTTCTAGCTTTTCTTCTGTTAGCTCTATCGAATACAATCAATAAATCATCACCCGATATTCTTACATCAGGTATTATAGTACCACCTCCACCTAAAGCGTGGTTAGGTATAATTGTTCCTGAAGTACTACCTGGATTAAATAACTCTGGTCCGTTTTCTCCTACCAAACTAAATTTATTTAAAGGGGGTTGACCTCCGTTAGCGAAACCTTGTCCACTAAACAAACTACCACCCATTCCTATGTTTTTGAAGTTGGCGAAAAAACTAGCACCACCAGCTGCACTTCCAGGAAATATAATTGTCATTAAAGCAGCTAATATAGCAGCTTGAATTATCATTTGTGCTATTGACTTCATAAATTCTTTAACAAAATTACCAAACTTCTCACCGAGAGTTAAAGTTCTTTCTTGTATCTCTTCGACACCATCAACCATCACAGTAACAATTTCAGTTTGTTGAGAGAATATACTCGACATTCCCATAGAGAAATTAGTCATTATACCACCCCAAAACTGATTAGTTCTGTCTTTCATTGTTTGGATAGACTCATCGTATTCATCTACAATTTCTTGCATAGCTTCTGTAGTGTTAATCAAAGCTCCTTGAACTTGATTTGCTACTGCTGTTGGTGCTATCGCTGCTAAACTAGGCATACCACCGAATTGCATCTCATCCTTATCTATAGCTCCACTATCTAAGGCTTTTTGTCTTTTAAATGCAGCTTGTCTCTTTATCTCTTTAATATTTGCTTTGAGTGCTGCTGTTTCTGCTTCTAAAGCTTGGTGAGTTTTCCAAGTTGAAAGCATAAAGCCTTTTTGACTCATTATAGCTTTTTTCCTTGCATCCTCTTGTGCTTTGAGTCTAGCTTCATCACCTAATGTATCTGCTAATGATGCTATTGCAGCGAATATAGCTGAACCTGCAATAACTTCAATACCTAGGGCAGATAGAGCCGCTCCAAATGCTGACACAACTCCTGCTACTACTGTAAATCCTGATATTAATAATGGTAAAAGTGCTACCATAGCACCTATAGCTATTAAAACTGGTCCTGCTACTAGAGCAATACCACCTATTGTTACAATTAACTTTTGAGTATCTCTGTCTAATTTTCCAAACTCACCAAATAATTCTGTAATAGTTTCTATCATAGGCATTAACACTTCTGCTAATACTTCACCTAATTCTAACTTAAATCCTTCAAATGCACTCTCTAACTTTTTAACCTTAGCAAAAGTAGTTTGACCCATAAGGTCAGACATTTCTTTTAATTTATCAGTATTAGTCTCATAAGAGTCTGATAATTCATTTACTGCATCTATGTTATCTAATAATACAAGTAATTGATTGGCTGCCGTAGTACCAACTAATTCTTGAGCATCATTTAGGGTCATTTCTTTTTCTGCAGCATCTTCAAGAACATCAGAAAACTTTGTACCAGTCTCATTTAACTTCATAAATATTTTACGAAGTCCTGTACCTGCTTTAGATGCCTTAATACCATTATCCATTAACACACCCATCATAGCAGATAATTCCTCTATGTTGACTCCTACTGCGTGAGCTGATGCACCTGCGTGACCAAAGGCTGTTGCGAATGTACTTAATTGAATTGATGAATCTGCTGCTGCTGAGGCTAATGTATTTGATATACGAGCTGCATCATTTGCTTGTAAGTTAAAAGCGTTTATTGATGCTGAAACAACTTCTGCTGCTAAAGATAAATCTTCTCCAGTAGCTAAGGCAAGGTCTAATATAGACTCAGTCATACCTTGTATCGCATCAGGCTTAAATCCTTTACGACCTAATATTAATTGTAAGTCGGCTACTTCTGAGGCTGTAAATTGAGTAGTAGAACCTAATTTCTTAGCTTCTTTTGTAAGCATTTTAAACTCTTCGGCAGTTGCACCAGTTACAGCGTTTACCTTCATCATACTATTCTCAAACTGAGAGAACGTATCAAAGGCTTGTTTACCCATAGCAGCTAAAGGTGCTGTAACACCAAAAGTCAGCATAGAGCCGACACGAGCTGCTTGTGAAGCAAAACCTGCTATTGATTTATTTGCTTTACCAAGACTTGCCTCTAAGCCTTTGATATTAGCAGCTACAATTATCGATATAGTTTTAACTCCACCCATTTTATAACTAGATTTTTTTAGGTTTTATTTTTTCGTATTTTTTAAGTGCCTCTTGGATTTGCTCTTTAGTAGCAATTTGTTTTTTAACTTTATTTTTATCGTCCCAAGGGAAAGGTAGTATTTCTTTTGGCTTTATTTTTTTCTTACTGTGTGGCGATAATGTAGAATGAATTATAACTCTAGTCCTTTCCCAATTATCTTGCATTAATTGCTCTTGATAAGCATTAAAACCAATTAACTTGTTGTTAAAGTTTCGTGGGGTAGAGTTATAAAGTTCATCATAACTCATCCCCATCCTACCTAAAGCTATTTCTTCGAGTTTATCCCAATTGATTTCACCCGATTGTTTGTCGACTTCCTCTCCCTCAACTACTTTCCCTCACTTTGAGGTTGGTCTAGTTGGAAAGCTTCAAAGATTTCATTTATCTTAGAAAAATCTTCATTGTCTAACCAGTTCTCAATATCACTTATCTTGTGCTTAAATGGCTCTCCTATTTTCTTAGCACCATACTTTAATCCATAATAAGCGATAATCCCAATGTGGTCTATCTCCGATCCTAATTGATTCATTTCGTTTAACTTTAAACCACACTTATTACAAATGTCTTTTAAAGCTAAATAACTAAATCTAATTGGTCGCTCTTGACCACCTATTTCTACCTTTTTCATTTTTTGTTACCTTTTTTAATTTAATTGATTTATGAACTATACTTTTAAGTGTTATAAGTGTTAGTTGCTGTACCTGTAAATGTAGCCGAACAAGTTAAATTATCCTCAACTCCTGCATCAAAACTAACAGATGTTACAAGTGCGTCTCCTTGCCAACGATTTATAGTTGTAGGGTCTTGATAATCTGTTACACTTGTTCTATGTTCAAATTGCCAAGATGAAGTATAGATATTAATAGTTGCTGACTGAGCATTATATGTGCCAGGATAAAGTCTAAATTCAACAAGTGAATCACCACTATCAACATCAACAGGATTATTAAATTCTATAGCTATTCTTGTCCAACTTCCATCTAATCCTGTTATTTTATAGTATTGTGTTTCTAAAGTTGCTATACTTCCACTTCCACTTATTACTCTAGGTGTATAAGCATCTCTACTTACATTATTTATTCGGATTGTTGCTACCTTTGTTGAGCCTTCTTTTATATAAAACGACCAAGTAAGTTTTTTACCCTCTAATCTACTAGCTGCAATATTACACTGCAATCTATCACCTGTTGTTGTGTTTGCTTGTATTTTAGATGCTGTTGTTCCACTAAATGGATCAGTTTGTCCTGTTGTTTCTGTAGATTCAAAAAGAACAAAGCCATCTTGAGCAGCAGCTACTGTGTTATTAGTTAATATATTTCTAATTCTATCAGAAAAAGATACATTAACTAAACTCCTTTCCTTTAGTTTATTAATAAAGTC